TACTGGTGGAGTTATTGTTTGAGTTGGTAGGACTGGGTTAGTTGATGTTGTTGTCCCAATAGGTTTATATAATGAAACATCAGTACCAGCTTTCTTTTGAGCTTGGTATGCAAACTCTGTTATATTTCTTCATTGTGTATCTGTATAAGCATAAGTTACCATCTATTCTTTGTTAGGTTCTAAAGGTTTGTTTTGTGTGTCTATTTGTTGTCATATCTTATCTAGGATAGGTTTAACCAAACGATATGGTCATTCTTGCAATACAAGAGCCATTTGCTCTAAATCTTTGTCTGTTAGTTTTATAGTATAATCCATAGGTTTAAGTACGAAGTAAAAGCTTATATGTCTTTCTTATTCAGTTAGTATCGGTTATATATATATTTAGATAAGCATTTGACGTATATGCTGTATTTTGCACTGCTTCACTTCAAGTAGCTAAAGATATTCTATTACTAAATTTGACTATTCAACTCATATATATATCTCTTCGTCTGTTCTGTGTTGTTCATCAAATATCATAACTACCATCAGAAAGTGGATATAAGTTTCATCATAACATAGTATGTCCACTAATAAACAATCACTTCCTAGTTCAATTATATATTGGTAGTTCTCATCAATATAATGTGGATATTTGGCTACTATCATAATAGTATCTTATTGTATTATCGCTTCTTATTTCTATTCTTTTATTTTCACCAGATGTCTTGAATGTTCAACCTGTTATTGTTGACCCTATTATACTTCACGCACTTATAGTTGGACTTTGTATTGTTGTAGAGTCTATATAGGTACTCTTGATATAGCTTGGCAATACTGGTATTGTTGGAGCACCTGTTATAGTTGAATATGCTATTGGTACATTTATATTTAGGTTTGTTCAATCAAAAGCTATATAATTTCATCAAGGATTTCCTACACTAAACTTCGGTATTCATCAAGACACTCACATAAAGAAACCAGTTCAGGTATTATAGTTTGTTTGTCCACTTTTTATATGTCCTGCACTATTTAGTGTTATTGTTCCTGATGTTAGAGTTCACATATTGGCACTCAAAGCACTTAGACTATTTACTTGCATTTCGTTTGCTGTGATACTATTTGCTGCGATATTATCTGCTGTGATGAATACATCCTGTGTATTAGTACCAAAGTTCTGAAATACTGCATATTTTGGAGCTGTTTGATTTTTAGCCACACAAACTAGCAATTTATCTTCTCAAACACAAGTTCAACTATTAGTAGTCAGTTGTAGAGTTGTTATGCTTACATTTACATCCAAATATATATAAGTTATTGTTGTCATTATTCAGGTACTACCTGCTGCGATATCGTATATAGTGCCGTCAGGCATTGTTAATGCTCCTGCTGACCAATCAACTGTATTTTCGTTTACTGATGAAAAGTTTACTGTATTTGTTCGTCATCTGACTACGTTTAGTGTTCATTCTAGTATTACATCGCTTTCAGGGAGATTTACAACACTTGTTGAAGCATCTATTGACGGACTATTTACTCAAGGTACGGTAGAATCTCAACTGTATCAACCTTCTGACACAGATAAAGCAACATCCTCTATATTTTCATAGTCTACTACTTCCATTATCTCTTTATGTTATTGTTAAATACTAAATCTAAGTTGTAAAATGATGGTGTAGTCGCTCCGTTCCCTCATAACTCAAACTTGAATTGTATATATTGGAACGATCAACTAGCAAATACCAAATCTTCTGTCCATAAATCAGGCAATACTGTAGCAAAATTTATAGTTAATATCTCTGTATAGCTTCAACCGTCTACGCTGTATGATATTTTTACACTCTCTCAGTCTTTTAGGGTAGAATACCCAACCATACCTCTTATTGTTTCTTTTATCTCATATAGAGATTTTCCATAGTATGCTTTAGTCACTAATTCTCCTGTTGTGTAGTATACGCTTGCACTCAATTTATCTATTCAATAAGAACTTCCATTACTTCGTGATACATAGAAATCAACTCAATCACTATATATTGCTCAGATTACATCAGCTGAGTTTCAATTTGACGCTGATAATTCTAAGTTTAATACCTCTGGATAGTTCTTGTTCTTATTTCCATATACATATACTCAACCAGTTCATCAAATATATAGTTTTTCGTCATATACTGATATAGAGTTTATATTGTCGTTGAAATTATCTATTTTTTTTATTGGATATATCTTGTATCAATCTAATATACCTATTCATTTATTTGTTATTAGGTAGTTATATCCATTGAAAATGGCTGACTGCCTTACATCAAATCATTTTAAAGGGATTGTTTGGTCTGGGTTAGTGTTTGTACCGTCTCGGAGATAAACATTAGTATTTCAAGACGCTCATTTAGTTATTACTCTAATACTTCAACCTAAATCGTTCATTTGTTTTACTACTCATACAGAGTCCATAGTTATTAAATCTTCCCATACATTTTCTATTCAAACCTTACCAATTTTTCATCAATGCCCTACGAACATATCTCACATAGACGGAAGTAGTGGATGATAAACTGCACTTGTAAGAGCTTGTCGGTTTATAGCGTCTGTTGCTGATATATCTCAAGATAAGTTACCTATCGCTAATCTATGTAAATAATCAACAGTAGTCCAATAAATATATCCGTTAAATTCACAAGCACTATAAATTGTAGTTGCTGGACTATCTGTTGTTATCTTCGCCCAAGTTGTAGTATCTTTTCGATATATTCAACCACTTGCTCAGAATGCCATCATTTTACCTGTACTTGTCTTTAATATAGCGTTTATTTTCTCTGTTATTGTAGTTGAGCTATCTAATACTAATGCTTTATTTAGTGAAATTCATTTAGCGTTTCCCCTGATGTCTATATTTTTGCTACTGTAAAAACTTGCGTCAATACCAGTAAAAATATCGTCTGATAATCAACCATACGCTCATCTAAATATAGGTGCTAGTAAATCTGATTCCGCCATAAATAGTTATCTAAGGTAAAAATTTTTCTCATTCTGATATTATTTCGGCATTACTTGTTTCATATCAACTTTCTATATCTGCTCCTCATTCTTCTATAATTCTCATCATACCTTCTTCAAATGCTTGTTTCATTACTCATTGTTTATCAAATATCTGTTTATCTCAATAGTTACACATATTTAGCCCTGAGAGCATAACATCGTGATATTCTACTGGTAGTTTTATATTTGCACTTGTTGTTGTTATTGTTAAATCTATTGGTAGATATTGTCAGTCTACTACTAATCCTCAAGTAACAGCTTCTGTTGGTGCTGGATATAAGAAAATTGATCCATCTCTTACGATACAATATGGATTATTTGTGTCTGTCGCTGAACTATCTATTCCAAGACTTGTGTCGTACATCTTACAAGGTACATAGTCTCAAGCAGAACTGTATTTTACACTTATATTTAGTAGTCTTTTTATCCCTGTTTCACTTACTGTAGGTTTGGGAATGTTGTATTCGCTTTGTCCTACAACTGTATTTGTAGTATATGTCTGTCGTGTATATTTTTTGCTTTTTGTTGCTAGTCTTGAGAAAATCTCTTTATATACGGTGTTTAAATCAGCCAACATTAAAGCGTCAGACTTTTGTCCTACGCTTGTTGATGTTTGTGTCCTACTCTTGCTTATGAATACTGATACATCCATTTAGTTATAGTTTACAGATAAATTATTGTATAGGGCAGGTTCTGTTTTTTTTAAGTACAGTTCTGTCTGCCCTATATATATAATTAGTCTATTATGCTTTTGTTGGGTATACTTCAAAATAGTAAGGTGCTCAACCGATATCTATTTCTACTACTAATTTTGTACCAGATAATGCACTTGCTTCTACGTTCTTTAGATTTTTAAGAACAATACCATCAGAACCAGTACCAAGACCAGCTACAACAGCTCAACTAGCTAAATCTACATCATCAGCAGTGATTTTACCTGTTACTCCAAGAGTTCCAGCAACTACTGTGTTCCCATTAGCACCATCAACTGTGAATTTATCAGTATCCACAAGGATTTTTGATGTAGATGACATTACTAAATCATCTCCAGCTCCAAGAGTAATATCATCGTTAGATAATATACCTGCTGTTGCCGTTACTAATCCAGCTACCCCAAGTGTACCTCAAACCACTGTATTACCTGTATCTCCTGCTACTTTGAACTTATCTGTGTTGATAGTGATATCACTTGTAGCTGATCCGATAAGATCGTCACCTGCTCATAATGTTATACCACCGTTAGCTGTAATACCACCAGTAAATACTGAAGTTCCAGTTACTGCTAGAGTTCCTTTAACTGCTGTATTACCTGTATCTCCTGCTACTGTGAATTTGTCTGTATCGATTGTAATATTGGAAGTAGAAGAACCCACTAAGTCCTCTCCTGCTCCAAGTATAACTCAACCTGTTATGGCTGGGCTACCAGCTACTGACAAAGAGCCAGCAATAGTGACATCTCAACCAACGGTAAGATCATCTCCAACAGTTAGGTCATCCCTAAGTGTTAAATCTTCTCCCTCCATTATTTGATTACCACCTTCTCATCTATATACCATTTTTTATAGGTTTAATATGTAAAAATTCAGGAGAGATTTCTCCCCCCTGAGAATAGACTAAGCTACTTTAATTCTAAGAGCTATAGTTCTTTGATCTCCTTCTGTAAACATCTTCATTCCATATCTTGTCCAAGTTGTTACATATTCACCGATTACATGGTTAGATGTACCTCTTTGTGTTTCTGTTGTTACTGATTTCTGCAATACCATATCGATATTACCTTTCTGTGCCAACATACACATTCTTTGGTGTTCTCCGAATGAGTAAGCTGTTGCACTATCAACTGTTTCTGTGATAGATACATATCCAGCAGTAGAGATACTGAATGAGTGTGCGTCAATATATGTCGCAGTTACTAGGTTTTGTTTTAGTTTCGCTCTTTCGTCTTGTGTCAAATCAATATAAGTTGTTCCGATAGTCGCTGCGTGATTGATAGCTGCTACCATATTCTTGATAGAAGTATCTTCGTCAACTCCTAAGTCTACTGAACCTGCTCCTAATGGAGTAGCATTCCAAGTGAATTTTTGGCTTCCGATAGTGATAGCATCAGCTTCTGCTACGTTTTTAGTAGAAGTGAATGTGATTGTGTGTCTTACGTTATTTGATACATACAAATCAAGCCCTAAAGCTCCAAGTGTAGTCAAATATCCGTTTCTTAATGTTGTGTCTGCAAGTGCAAATCCAGAACCAACCAAAGTTTGTTCTCGGAATGATGCTGTAATAGGATCAAGAACTACATAGAATGGTGTAGTTGTTTCAACTCTATTTTGTACCAATACTGCCTTAGCGTAAGACAACATTATGACAGCGTTTGAAGTTGATACAGTGATACCGTCTGTGTTTGCTCCTGTTGCTTCAATATCAAGTTTACCAACAGTCTTGAATGCGTTAGTAACTTGATCTAGGAATTTTCCATCGATTTCGTTCTTAAGAGCATATACTGCTTCAGGTGCATACATAGACATTAGATCATATTTTGAGTCTAACATTTGTGTATCATCAATAAAGAAGTGTACTGCTTTTGTTTGGTCTACATCCAAGTATTCGTCATCAGAACCTAATGTCTGTTGAGTCAATGCAGTTTCTGCTGTATAAGTAGAACTGTAAAGTCTTGTCTTAGATGGTCTGTGGAATCTTGTTGCTCCTCTTACTTCAGAGAAAGCGAATCTTGCTAGCGGCAATGATACAAGTGATTTATTCAAATCTCTTTGAATAATTCTATCTCGTATTTGTGCCTTAAAATTTGATACGTCGTTTGCCATTTGTTAAATAAAATTACTATATAAAAGTAATACTATTCGGCAAAGAACTTTTTAGAGTTTCAAGATGAAGGGAATAATTTATCAAATTCCTCTTGTGAGAGTGCATTGATTTCTTCGTCTGTCATACTTTCTTTGTTCTTTACTCAGTTAAGCTGAGCAGGCACTCCATTCAATGCAGTATTACCATTGAGTTGAGCTTTTTTGGCGTCATCTAACAGTAAACTAGGGTCTTTTTCGGCTATTACGTATTTGAACGCTTTGTCTCTTTCTATCCCTTTCGCTACCAACGCTTCAATATCCTGTTGATATTGATTGGCGTCTTTGTTCTCTGAATAGAATTTGACAACTCAAACACTTTCGTCTACCATCTTCTTTATTGAATCTTGGTCTACTGGTGGTTGTTTGTTCTCATTTGCTTTAGCACCTTTGAATCTTTCCTTTCGTTTCTGTTTTTCTGCTTCTGTCTGCTCTCTTGCCTCTTTCTCTTTCTGATAGAGGTCTTTGTAGTCAGTAGTGTCTTCTGTGTCGTTTTCATCTACGACAGCTTCTTCTACTGTTGTTTCTTCTGTTTCTGTCATTGTGTTGTTGGTTAGTAAGTTAAAGCGTTTACTACTCGCAAGCGGCGTTAAGCATCATCCGCAGTAGCAATATATGATGGTTTAGTTCATACCTAAGATTTGTTTAGCCTGTTTCTGTAATAGATCTTCTAGTTTTTTCTTCTCTTCTTCTTCTTTGTTTGGATTTATTACATCTTTGTCTTTGAATTGTCTTAAATCAGTATTGATAAACTTTCGTACTTCCTTCAAAACATCTCATCGTGTATATTTCTTTTCTGCATCTATTCATTGTTGGGTTATTATGCTGTTTATTATCTTAATAGAATAGTTATCTACCATTTCAGTATAGTATTTGTAGTATGGTGTAGTTTTAAAATCCTTTAGTTCTTTTAGTTCCTTCAGTTTCATATTACATATTAGGTGCTAAAACATCTTGTTTCGATACTATATTGTTATTAGGGTTGTTTTGTTGTGCTAATTGACTTGTCATTATATTACTCGCACTATTTGCTTGTTGGTTCATTTGTTGTAGTCATTGTTGTTGTCAGTTCTGTATTAAATACTTTTCTAATACACTTAATATCTTTTCCTTTGTATCGTTATCCTCTGCTTTCTGAATATATATCCAATAGGTAAGATAGTCTGCGTTGGGTTCTTCAAATAGTCAAGGTGGCATTTTGTCATCATTGATATAGTATTCAACCATACCTTTTGCGTCTCTTTCTTCTGGAAGTAGAGAATATATTTGGTTTATACTATTCTGTGGCATTCCATTTAACTTTGCTGTAAACCTCTTTGCTATTAACTTGCTTATCTTTGGAAGGTCAGGATCGTTTAAGATGATAGGCAATGCAGCATTCCAATATTGCTTCTGCTTTTCGTTCATTGCTTCTATATCGCTCTTGCTTCAAGTTATTATGAATGGATTATTCTTTGTACTAAACCTATCCCTCTTTATTCATATAGATTTCCACTCAAAGTCTTGGTTCATCAATACAAATTTCTCATCACTTGTTGAAAAGAACTCTTGATATGTTCTCCATCGTAAAAATCGGAAGTCATATTCTCATCGTAGATATGTTTTTATATTCAATGCACTTAACATATTAGCATTCCCTTGTACTGATTGTTGCTCTGCTTTAGTCATAGATTTATCAGGGACAACTCACATCTGCATTTGATCTTGTTTCGTATCTAGTGTTGCTTCCCTCTCAAGTATATTAGTCATTGTCATTGTATCTTGCTTGATATTTGCTGTTGGTATTTCTGTCATTACATTTGATAAGCTCTCATTTGCTTGTAGCTTGTCGTTAGTAAATATGTATTGTGGTCAACTTGATGGCTTCAATATATCCTCTTTGTTCTTTATTAGTCTTGAATTTACTATAAATTTACCACCAAACGCTTCTAATCTTGCTTTGATAAGACTTGCATTTATTAGTATTGTTTTAGCTTCTTCTTTGTCTTCTAATAAATCAGGAATACTTACTCACATAACCTTTCATCTCTCTGGCTTATAGAAATAGAATGAAAATGGTCGTGGTATTAAAGAACTATCCTTCTTTTCTTCTTCTAAAACTGCTGGTATCTCTATTGCTCTAAGTATTATGTCCTTTTTTATGTCTGTTGTTATTAGTCGTTTTGCTCATTTATATATAGTAAAGTGATGATATAATGTTACAGAATAATTTAGTAATAGATTTTCTGCTACATAGTTTGTGTTATCACTTATGCTTGTTGATCTTTTTAGTAGTTCTTCGTTTTCGTCTAATTCTTTCAACATCATTTCAGATAGTTTCTTTTTGTCGTACTGTTTGTCGTTCTTTAGGTTGAACATACTATCAGTTAGCGTAAACCCAAAGAACTTATATTGATTAGCGTTAAATTTCCCTATCAATGTAGGTGTTGGGTCAAATATAGCTGTCATTGGATTAACAGCATAGAATATAGGACATTGTTTAACGGTATCGTATCAATGTCTATATTTAATACCTAAACCAAAAAAATATCTATCTCGTTGTACTTGATAGTCTAGTTGTTGATAATCTTGCTCTTTACTATCAAACTTTGCCATATAGTTTAGGTTATCAGCCTGTTCACTCTCTAGGAACTGATCCCTAGCAACAAACTTTACTTGTGGCTCATCTATATAACTTCCTGCAATTAAAGTATCTATGGTGTTTGATACCATATTGATATTTATTAGTCAGGGTTCTTTATTCTGTTTGATATGCTTTTCTAATCTTTTGATTATCTGATTTCTTTTGGGTTTCATATAGCCTTCTCAGGTGGAAAACTCATCCTTTATTTGTTGTAGTAGTTCATCCATAGATACTAGAGTTATATCTAAATAATTTAGATATATTATACTCTTTTTTCTAACATTACAAGGAAAAGTTATCAAAGAAGGAATTTTCATATATCAACCGACACAGTTTCTCACATATCTTCCTGTGGTATTGGTTCTTTTAACATCTGACAACAAATTGCATCTCACATAACTACATCATCAAAACAGTTGTCATCTGCTTGTGGCTTCCTATTCTTTATAACAAATGTATAACATTCGTCTTGTAGCTCTTTATCCATCTCTATTAGTTTATTTTTTATCATCTCTTTATGCTCATCTAACATTAACGGTCTAGTTTTTAGGTTTGTTTCTCGTCATCTCTTACCTGATTTGTTACTATTATCGTCTTCGTTATCGTTTTTAGGTATATATATATTATCATATCGTTTATAGTCCTTTGATGCGTGTAGAAATGTATGTCAATGATTATTCCTTTCTGGTCAAATAACTCACTCTATTCCATTAAGCCATACATAATTAACTATCTTTGTCATATCTGCTGGGTCTATCTTTCATCTATAAGTTGCTATCAATTTTAGTTTTCTGTCTCTTATCCTCATAGTTGTATAATCTCAATGGTCTAATCATTCAGAAAAATCTAATCAATATATAGCGTTCTTTGTCTTTGCTCTATTATATCGTATCAATCATTTATGGTGTTCGTCTTCCTCTCACATAACTATAGGATAATCCTTAATAGTATGTAAATCATAAAACGGTCTACCTGATGATATAAATGCGTCTATAGGTTCACTAGGATATTCTTGTAATGTTCAGTCTTTATCATTCCTGTATTTTTCTTCATACCAATACATTTGGTTGTCTGTGAGCTTGTATTTATCCTGTATGTATTGGAGTTCTTCCATACATT